CAACGCATGTGGGGAAACTCAGTAGTCCAAGACATGAGGGGAAACTCAGTAGTCCAAGACATGTGGGGAAACTCAGTAGTCCAAGACATGAGGGGAAACTCAGTAGTCCAACGCATGTGGGAAAACTCAGTAGTCCAACGCATGTGGGGAAACTCAGTAGTCCAAGACATGAGGGGAAACTCAGTAGTCCAACGCATGTGGGAAAACTCAGTAGTCCAAGACCTTTATGGCGAAGCCATGGTGTCTGCTTATGGATTAAATAAAATCATCTGTCATGGTTACAACATCGTTCGTACAAGCCAGGAAAATAAGAAAAACTTAACCCTAGTAATGAACAAAGAGTCCAATTTGATCGTAGTACCTACTTTCAAAGCCACATTTGCAGATTTTTCTAAACGCTATCCAGTTAAGATTAAAGGCACCAAAGCCATTCTCTACAAAGCGGTTCATAAGAGAAATGGTAAATATTTTTCAGATTATGTCAGTAGTTTTGAGTATGAAATAGGAAAAACCTATAAGCACGAAAATTCCCCTAAATCATTAGGAAGCTGTGCCGTTGGTCTACATATTGCCACTAAAGACTGGGCTATCGCTTATGGTAATAGTTGGGATGATTACGCCCTACTAGAGTGTGAAGTACCGATTAAATCTATCGTAGTGTGCCAGGATTGCGACGGCAAGGTAAGAACAAGCCAACTCAAAGTATTAAAAGAAGTGGAGGCAAAATGAAGTTTGAATATGAATATTTACCCACCCAAGAAGAAGTTAGAGAACACATCAAAAATTGTGAAGGCAAGCATATACAACAGGCAATTTATAGCACGTTCCATGATGGACTTACTCAGATTTGCTTTGGGTGTATGAAAGTCAGAAGCAATATTATCAAATTCAAGAAAAATGATTAATAACAATGAAAGCCCGCCCATGAACCCAGAACAAAAACAAAAACTACGAATTGCTAACACTATCGCTGTCTTTACTGCATTAGTCAGTGGGTTAATCGGACTCAACGAACTAGTTGATCATGATAAAGAAGAAAAACCCAAAATAGAGATTGTACCTACTTGGACACCAACACAAGAGCCAGGGATAAACCACGAAACAAATGAGTTTGAGTTAACTGAAACCTACACACCACAAGATAAAAAATGAAGAAAAAATCACTAGCTACCACCACTCACAAATCTTCGCAAAAATCCTTAGCAACCCCTAAGCCTTTTAGAGCAACTGCAGCTATGCGACTTTGGGCTGGAGCATCAGTTAATTTAATGAGTGACAATATAACCGAGATAGCTACTGAGTGCAAAGTAAATAGAAATAACTGGTATATGTGGCTAAAAAGACCAGAATTTCTTGAATGGTATGAACAAGAGCGCCAGCGCCTATTTGTCATCGTTCGCCAGAAGCTAGATAACATCGGCCTCAAGATGGCTGATAAAGATTTTCGTTATTGGAAGGCGATGCAAAAAATTGCCGGTCGTGATGTTTCAGAAGACTCCCCACCAAACCATTCTCCCATTCAGGTTGGCATCCAAAATGTAATCGGAGAGAAGAAAAAAGATTATGGCATTTAATTTTAATTATTCAGGCTACCAGCGTGCTATTGAAAACGAGTTTACGATTATCAATAAATATAAAATTGAGGTTCCTTTTGTTCTTCACCCAGCCCAAGAGCATTTTCTCTCCCATGCTCAGGAACGAAACGTCATCTTGAAAGCTCGCAAACTGGGCTTTTCCTCTGTTCTACTTGGCGTAGCAGCCCTCAAATTTATCTTTGGCCAAAATGAGCGGTGTGTTTCCATGTCTTTCGACTCCACAGCCTCGGGCAAGCAGTTAGAAAGAGCAAAACATTACATCAAATCCTACGAGATAAAAGAATCGATCAGACTAAATAAAGAGTTCAAAATCCCAATGAAATATAACTCAAAAAAAGAAATGGTTTTTGAAAGCATTGACTCAGTTACCAAGCGCCCTTTTATGAATACTCTCCGCATTGGTACCGCTAAAACAGACTCATTTGGTCGTGGTGATGATATTACTTTTTTACACCTCACAGAAGTATCCCAGGCTCAACATCTTGAAGACTTACTCTCCGGTGTTGGTGAAGCTATGGTCAATGACTCTATAGTCACTCTTGAAACCACCGCCAATGGATATAATGAATTTAAAACTTTTTGGGATGAAGCAATCTTGGGCCTGAGAGGATATAACGCCTTATTTTATGGCCCAGAGTGGGAGTACACCCGTGAGTTTCTTGAGATGAAAAAAATGAACCTTAAAGATAAATTTCCTCAAGAATATCCCATGACCCCAGAGGAGGCTTTCATTGCATCAGGAAAACCATATTTTGATAAAGAAGCACTTAGGGGTTACCAAGCTCGAGTAAAGGAAATAATATGATTAAAACCATATCCAATGTAACCATTCAAGAAGAAATCAAAAATTACTATCACGAATTTGGAAGAGTTCAAATCAGTGATAAGGTAACGGAAAAATTAAGAGAAATTGCTGACAAAATAGCTACGCAAATAATTGACTCTTATGATTTTAAACAATACATAAAGGAATCTGATGGTGGGAACACATTAGTTATCACCTCAGTTTTTAAAAAAAAGGACTCTAATGTTTAGACGCTACCGCCAATATCGACCAGGTGAGTTTTTCGTAGTTGCTGCTGATACATCGGTCGGAGGTGGAGACTATTGTGCAGCTCAGTTTTTATCAAAGACTCGACTTGATATCCCAACAGTCTACCATTCTCCAGAGATAGCAACTGCCATGACGCCATTGGTTCATGAGGAGCTAGAAAAGATATTTGATCAAACTGGAGTGAGACCAGTTGTGGCTTTTGAGAGACAAAATGGTGGTGCTTTTGAAATGGATCGCTTAGCCGCTCTTAATAGACTACACAAATATGACATTTTTTTGATGCAAGGTTTTGGTACAACAAACAACCAAGACACTATTAAGCTAGGTTGGGACACCAACACTGGCACTCGGTCAAACATGTTAAAAGACTTAAAAAATGCAATTGATCATCAGGTAATTAACATTTACGACAAACCAACAATCACCGAGCTTTTTAGTTTTATCACAGTTCAGACCTCATCAGCCTGGAAAGCTCAAGCTGAAAAGGGCTCACATGATGATCTAGTGATGGCTTTGGCAATAGCATGGCAAATGTACCAAATTTGCCAGTCACCAATCCAGGAAACTCGTAAATCAGATATTCCAGAAGATAATTTATTTCACAATGGGTGGTATTAAAAATGCCTGAAAAATTAACACGCCTCATCGATCTTGCCGCTAAATCCACTAAGTTTGGCCAGCTTGATATGGTTTTGGGAGTTCACGATGGACAAATTAAATATGTAGTTGGAAACGAACACTCAAGTAAAAACTTCTCTACCGCAGGAGATCAAGAAGCAGTGGAATTTGCTTTGCAAGCAGTAGCAAAAGAGAGAAACTTTCAAAGTACAGGAGCATTGACAATTACCTTTGAGTTCACAGCAGGCAATATTAAGAGGATCCATATCCATAAAGCTTTCAGGCATAATTTGACAGAACAAAATAAATAGTCTAGCATGAAAGTTAAATAGAAGTCTTCGTTACACGGCTTTGTAGCGCGACGCAATATCTCAATTTCGAGATGGCGTCGCTTTTTTTGTGCCTAAAAGCCTTTTAGTTGCGGGGAAGTGTCGAGGTAGCACGGCGGTCTCATACCCCGCAGGTTCAGGTTCGACTCCTGGCCCCGCTACAAACTTATATGTCTAAAAAGAAAAAAAGAAAACCAATCAGTCAACCTAAGGCAGAAGAACCAAAACAGCCTAAGGAAACTAAAGAAAAAACTCTCTCCACTCTGGAACAGTTTGACGAAATTGAGGAGCAATTTTCAGCAGATGAAGAGTATCAAAAAAAACATAAAGATGACCCATACTGCTCATGGGAAGAAAAAGAGTCACTGCTACTTGGCCGTAATTTAGACACAATTAGCAACCAAACCAAGTCACAGGTATTCGATCCCCGCTTATCCACCATCATAATCGAGAGAATGAATAGAGTCATGGCTCAACATGCCACTGGTAAAGTTAGAGCGCTTGATAATCCAAAAGACAAACTGCCATCGTTAGTTCTCAGCTTTATTCTTCAAAGATACATTATTCCCAATGCTGACTCTCAATATGATTTGCTTACAAAATTTAAACTTCAAGACTTTTATTCTCTAGCCTATGGCTCTTATGTAAGTCTGATCGATCAGCGAGTAGACAAAGACTACATCGGGCCTGACGCTTGGTTAGTACCAATCAGACACTTTTTCCCAGAGGCAAACTCAGTCAATGATATGGGTCGATGCTTCATCGATACCTGGGTTTCTAAAAAATGGTTTAAGAGTAGAAATGCAGACACTTGGCAAAATATTGATTTAATCCTTAAAGAGCTTGAAGACAAATCAGCAGATAAAGACAAAGAACAACAATCTGTTGCAGAAAAAGAAAACAGAGTCGATTCTAAAGTTAAAGGAAATGCTGGTTTAATTCATCTTCGTACTAGATACATAGCTGATCAGTGGGTTACATACGCTCCTGATGTAGCTTCATTAAAAGATAGATCTGTTTGTCGAGATATTGCTAATCCCCAAGGAAACGATGAAATTCCAGTGGTAGTTAAACACGCTTTCCCACTAATTGATCGTTTCTGGGGCCTTGGTGATTTTGAAAGAGGAAAAACTCTTCAATATGCCATTAATTCTCTTTGGAACCTATTCCTTGATGGTGAAAAAATGAAAATTTTCCCACCAAGAATTATTGATGATCTTGGGGTAATTCATTCAAGTCTTGGATATAAACCCGGTGCTACTTGGAAAGAAATAAAACCAAACTCAATCAGACCCTGGAATGTTGGTTCACAAAGTGAAAATGCTTTCCAATCTACTTTCTCAGCTTTGCTAGCATCTATCCTCAATCAAGCAGGTACTACCAATGTAGCAACTGCTGACTCAGTTGACCCAGGTATGGGTAAAACCCCCGCAGCTATTAGAAGTATGGGAGCCAGAGAATCTAGTCGTGATGCTTGGGATAGATACCAGATGGAGAAAACGGTTGAAAAATCTTTCAACTTAATGGTCGATATTCTGGTTAGAAAACAGGAAAAATCAATCAACTTTGATTTATTTGAAGGTGAAATTAAACGACTCAAATCCACCTTTCCCGACCAAGCTGGTCAATTAGCTGAAATATTTGAGTCTCAGACTTACGGAAAAATGAAGATTGATAAAGAGACACTCGGAGGTGGCAAGTTTAAATATAGATTTGACATCGATGCTGGCACCACCGGCAAAAAAGATGCTCAAGAAGAACATTTTTCCATAAGTGAAATTATGGATGTTCTCACCAAAATTCCAAACGCACTTCAAGAAGCCAAACAAACTGGAAAAATTATCTTAGGTAATAAGGTTATTGACTTTGGTGAACTAATGCAACGACACATCATTACTTCTGGAGTTGAAGACTGGGATCGCATTATTTCCGACAGAGTAACACCAGAAGGAAAAGAAGGTCAAACACAACAAGAAACAGAAGAACCAATGGATCGGGGAACTCAAGAAAAACTCAGTGCATTAGAGCAAGCTTTCGGCCAAGTGGTGCCTGAACAAAATACAAACGCAATGAGCATGGAGGGTATGCAATGACAGACACAGCAATTCCAATCGATCACTCAGTAGGTGATTTCGCTAGCTTTATAAATCCGCCACAAGATTCGTTGTATCAGGATAAGGCTATTACTGAACTAGCTAATAATCCTGGCTGGCAAATCCTTGAGAGAGATTTACTCATTGATATTGAGAGGCTAAAAAATACTACCAAAATTGACTACGAAACGATGGAAGAATACGGCCTTCGCATGTACTCAGCACAGCTTTGCCGTGAGCGTTTGGAATGGATTATTAACCATGTCAGATCAACAGCAAACACAGTCACAGAACGAAGCTGAGTCCATAGAAGTTGATGTCGAGGCTCTTCTACAGAGTGCCAAAGCTGAGATCAAAGGGCACACATGGAGACAAAGAGGGCCTTGGTTAGTTTGTATAAGTTGTAAAACAAAACACGCTAGCTGGTTGGGAATAAACAAACAGCTGGTAGGAATAAATGAAAAAGGTGAACCAATAGTGCGCGCTCTTGCAAGGTGAGAACTTACTAAATCTCATTTTACAAGAGATCACACTCTGGAGAGGTCGACCAATCCTTAACTGGTCAGATTAAAAGCAGAAAGGTTTTTATGCTAACAAACGAGCAAACCGCCCCTGAATCGTTACAGGAGCCAACTTCGCAAGTTGAAAATCAAGAAACGACAGTTACTGAGGATCAAACCGAGGTTGACGAAAATGCTAGTACAGAGGAGGGTCAAACCCCTGATGAAACGCAAACTAAAGTCGATCAAAAGGATGAGGGTCAGCAACAACATGAGGAAAAGAGACAACCAACTCGAGCGGAGAAGAGATTGCATCAACTACTCGATAAGGGTAAGCAGGGAGGATCGTTTACCGATCTTCTTAATGCAATGCCAGAACCGCAACCTGATGAAAATGGGTTTTTTACCCCCGATCAGGTCAAACAAATGGCAGCAGTTGAAGCAGCTAGGGCGATCCAGTTAGATCGAGAGATCCAAGAGTATCGACAACAAACTGAAAATTTCGTTTCAGAAATTGAGGAAGTTGGAGAACAAATACTTGAAGATTTCAAAGATAACCCCAAACTAGCCGAGTCAATCAACAAAATGTTGACTGATCAGCTTCAAGCAGCAAATCTTCGAACAGATGAGAAGGGTAATCGATTCCTTGTGCCAGTACAAAAACCAAGTCAAATGTACGCACAACTAAAAGAAGCTTTGAAATTAACAGCTATTCAGGGAACTGAAAATGCAAATGCTGAGTTGGCCAAACAAATAGCAGAAGGAGCAATAACTCCTAATGCTGGCCAAAGTAACTCAGGAGGCAGTAGCCTTAAAACTTTGCAAAACAATCTTTGGAGTAATCCAGGGAAAGTAGCCTCAGAGCTTGCTAGTAGATTGCCGCGTAGCAATGACTAGAAAGAAAAGAAATGTCATATACAAATACAACCCTAAATCGTACTGACGAAGTAATGACCTACTACAGTGCTAAATTTTTGGAAACCGCTAAGGAACTTCTCACTCATCGTGAGGGTCTACAGCAAGGTAAGCAAAAAAAAGGTTCTGGTACTACCACTACTTTTAACCGCTTAACCCCACTGCCTAAGGCTACAACTCCCTTGACTCAAGGTACCAACCCCAGTGAGGTGTCAGTCGCTGGAACCACTGTCACTTTAAGTCTGGCTGAATACGGCACGACCGTAAAAATCAGTAAGGTCTTGAAGTTAGCTTCCATCGATGTTGACGCTGATGAAAAGGTTGAACTAGTTGGTCAAAACATGGGTGAGACCCTTGATGAATTAGCAAGAGATGCTATGTACTCAGGAGCGACAGCTCTACTTCCAAGTGGAAAATCAGCTTTGTCTGATGTGGCTGTTACCGATACTCTTGACTACTTAGAGACTCGAAGAGTTGTTAGATCCCTCAAAAAACAAAAGGCCTTACGTTACAAGGACGGCAATTACATTGGTAAAGTCGGCCCAGATTCAAGTTTTGACTTGATGGGTGATGCTACTTGGACTGATGTTAATGTCTACAACAAAGAGGGCAAAGCTGTTTACAACGGAGAAATTGGTAAACTAGGTGGCGCCAGATTTGTAGAGACTACAAATCAAAAATATGAAAGCTCCACTGTTGATGTTTACTCCAACTTCTTCCATGGAAGAGGTGCCGTTGGTGAACACGATCTTGAAGGTGATATGCCTCAGTTGTATATCAAAGTTCCTGGTAAGACCGATACCTCAAACCCAGCTGACAGATACAGTACCATTTCTTGGGCTGGATCTTATGTCGCTAAGGTGTTGATCGCAACTTGGATCTACAACCTAAAAGTTGGTGTTACGGCCTGATAAGAGATAGTAGAAATTAGTTAGTTAGGAGGGGTGATAATCTCACCCCTCCTAATGACAAAAGAGTATGAAGACAACAAGAGAAGCAGAACTTGAATTATTAGAACTTGCCAGAGATGAAGCTGACAATATTGGTAGTGAAGGTAAGACAAATAGAAGAAACTCAATTTTAGAGAGTGTTTTTGAACAAACAAAAGACCCAACAATAGAAAAAATGCGTAATGAATTAGCTCGCTGGGTTAGATACGGCCTCAGACATGTTCCCGAAGAAGACGAAGCCCCCACAGATAAACAAAAAAGAGCATTGGCCGAAGCCCAAATTAACATCGACAGAATAGAAAAAGACATTCACCGTTACATCGAATCACCCGGAGTAAGAGACTCAATTATTAAGAAAATGCACCGGCACGACCCGATTTACGCAGAGTCAATAGTAATAAAACAAAAAAGGAGGCTCAAATGAGCGAAGAATTACAAAACCAATCTAGGCCCTTAGAAGAGGCTACTATGGCTGAATTATGGCAACTAGCAGCCGAGTTAGGAATTAGTAAGGAAGGTAAAAAAGCAGATTTAATTGCTAGAATCAGAGCAGCTAAAAATCCTACAGATCTTGATCTGGACGAAGAAGAAATGTCGGAAGATGAAGAAAATGCACCGGCACGACCAATAGTTAAAAAATCCATATCAGCAAAAACATCAGAACAATTATTTACTGAAATAATCCAATCAATCAACATGGCTTTGGCTACAAAAGAAGGTCTTTTGGACATCCAAAAAATCAAAAAGAATGTTGTTTTGCATTATGGAGATGAAGATGTTGAGGCCATAAGAGATGGCTATTCATGGATTATAAATTCCCCAGAGGCCAAAAGAATGAGAGCTGAAATAAGAACTCAATTAGAGATCGCTTGGCAATCAGGTGCTTTGAATTATGAAATGATTGCTAAAAAATTGAGAATCCCAGATATCTCAATCAGAGCTCTTTTAGATGATGAATTTATTGCTGCTAATAATCTATAAAGAGTATGAAAATAGCAGCGGTAAGAACCCACACTAGGTCGCTAACTGGTAAAGATAGATTGTCCCCTGTCGATTATTGGCGGACTATTTCTCCCCTTCGAGAATTGGCTAAAATTACCGGATGGCAGATAGATGAAATTAATGGTCAAAAACCAGCTAATTACTCTAACTATGATCTAGTGTGGTTTTCTTACCTAGATAACCCAGTTTTTATCAAAGAATTGGTCGATAAGAAAATTCCTTTTTCTGTTGATTTCGATGATGACTTTACCAATCTTTCTCCCTACAACCCAGTCAAACAACAATATCCCTCAAATAGTAGAGCATTTAAAACTATTATTTGGCTTATTAAAAATGCTACCTTCCTCACTGTCTCAACAAACCACTTAGCTCGAGTTTATTCAAAATATCGGGATCCTTCCTTACCCCCTCCATTTGTACTTGAAAATAAAATTAACCCTAATTTTTATTTACCAGCAATAAAAGAAGGGCACTCTGGAACTGTCTTTAGTTGGCAAGGCGGAATGACACATCACTCTGATTTTTTCCATACACCATTTTGGGGAGCAATGAGCTATATCTTAGGAAAATACCCTGATACAAAATTGAAGATATTGGGTGGTCTACCGGATGACTTCCAGCAAGGCATGCCACAAGTTGAATGTTTTGAAGGTACTAGTGACTATGAAAAATTTGCAAAGTCAGTTTTACCCGGGTTTTACAAAGATGTTGATGTAGCCCTTTGTCCTCTTGAAGACAATGTTTTCAATGACTCAAAATCTTCTATCAAAGCCCAGGAAGCATTGATTTTTGACATTCCAGTGATTGCTTCCAATGTTAGGCCATATCAGGAACTTTCCTCGCAAATTAATGGAATAAGCTTAGTTGAGACCACTAAGGAATGGATCGAAGCCCTAGAGAAACAAATCCATAAAGAAAATTTTACATCTTATCTTCCAAACAATTATCTCACCCATTATGTTGATAGGTACAAAAAGTACATTGAAGCAATCGTCTCAGACCAACCTATTTTAGAAACACCCAAACTTTCAATCATAAATAAGAAAGAGTTAAATATTGTCCTTTCTTGCATCAAATTTGCTGATTTAACTGGGTCAGAGCTTTACACCTACGAATTAGGCCGAGCTCTTAAATCATTTGGCCATAATGTCACAATTCTATCGAGCTGTGGTGGTCTTTTAAAAGAAAAAGCCGAAAATGAAGGCATAGAATGTGTCGATTTTCCAGAGGTAGGATCATTATCTCCAGATCTAATCATTTCTTCACACAATCAACCAACTCAGTTGCTTTCTAAGCTATTTACCTGTCCCATTATCAATGTAATTCACTCAGAAAATGACTCTCTTTGGCCTATTGAAAAACCAGTTAAAGGCTGTGATCACTATGTGGCTGTCAGAGACTCAATAAAAAACAAAATAATAAAGGAAGGCATACACCCTGACCAAGTCAGTGTGATAATGAACCCGATTGACTTTGAGAGGTTTAATACTCAGGACACCTCAAGTGATAAATCAATTTTATTCATTGGTCCTAAAGACTACCTGAGAAAGAAAGTAATAAAAGATATCAGGAATGTAGCCGAAGAAAAAGGATTGACCGTCAAATTTGTAGGCAGAGATCAAGAAAACCCTCCAACCTGGGAAACAGAAAAATATACTAAAAATTGCGAGATGGTGGCCTCCATATATGTAGGCAGGACTGCAATTGAGGGATGGGTCTGTGGTAAAGCAGCCCTAATCTACGATGTCGACGAAAATGGCAAAATTCTTTCAAAATACATAGTTGTCCCACCAAAAGACATCGAAAAATTTAATAGTAAAAATGTAGCTAAACAGCTACTAGAATTAATATGATTGTTGATATTTATATCCCCACATTTGGTAGATCCCAAAAACTCAAAGATTATATTTCGCGTGTTGAAGAGTTTACTAAAGGGCAACATAGGATAGTCTGCATTGTTGAGAGAAACGACATGATTTCTTATGAGGAAGCAGTAAAGGCCGGGGCAATTGCAATTATCAATCACAGAACACCAAACTACGCAGGAGCGATAAATAGTGCCTGGGAGTGTCTCAATTCAGATGCTTTTTTTGCCGGAGCTGACGATTTAAGATTTGATGGAAAATGGCTAGAAAAATCTTTAGAAAAAATGAGTGGTGACTTCCTGGTCGTTGGCACTAATGATCTTCATAATCAAGAGGTTCAAAGGGGAGAGCATGCAACTCACTATCTAGTCAGTGGAGAGTATATTAGGAAAATTGGAGGTGTGGTCGATGGTTCGGCGCCAATATTATTTGAAGGGTACGATCATAACTGGACTGATAGAGAATTTATAGGTACGGCAAAACATAGGGGCATTTTTACTCCCTGCACTGAGTCAGTTGTTGAACACCTTCACTTTACTTTTGGACTATCTCCAATGGATGAAACTTACAAGAAAACTAGAAGAAGAGCCGATGCTGATGGAGCTCTTTATCAGGAAAGGAAACATTTATGGGCAGGAATGTAAATGTTCTAATCACCGGAGCCGGTGGATTTATTGGCTCCCACATGGCTTCTTTTTTAAAATCTAAAGGTTACACAGTTATCGGATTAGATATTAATTTCCCAGAAATTAGGCACGAGCGGTGGTTAGTTTGTGATAAAAAATATAGAACTGATGTCAGGAATTTTGAAGACCTTGAGTTTGTTTTTGAATTAGAAAATATTGACTGGGTACTTCACTTTGCTTCTGACATGGGTGGGGTTGGTTATTTTAGTACCCACGACTATTACCCTTATCTTAACAACATGCAGATGGATATTAATATTTTAAAGATTTGTGAACAGTACAAAATTAAACGGCTATTTTATTCTTCCTCAGCTTGTATTTACCCAATTCATAAACAACAAGATACCTCAAATCCTTTTATTGCCTCTGAGGATGAAATCTACCCGGCAAATAGTGATCAGATGTATGGATGGGAAAAACTAATGATGACCAGACTTTGTGAGCGATCACCCATCGATGCTAGAGTCGGCATTTTTCATACCATCTATGGTCCTGGCCAGGAGTGGGAAGGCGAGAGAGCTAAATTTCCCCCTTCTATTGCTAGAAAAGTTATTGAATCAAAAAAAACAGGCAAACCAATTCAAATCTGGGGAGATGGTTCGCAGTTAAGGACTTTCTGTTACATCGATGACGCAGTTGAAAAAATCTACAGAATACTTACTATGCCTTATTATGGTCCGGTAAATGTAGCAAGTAGTGAGCTAGTTAGCGTTATGGATACCGCAGAGTTACTCTGTGAGATTGTTGATGTTCCTAAAAAATTCATCCATGAAAATAGCAAACCATCTGGGGTGTTAGCAAGAGGAGCAAACAATACTAAGTTTGAAAAAATCTACAAGTATAAAAACAAATACTCATTAAGAGAGGGATTTACTCAAGTTGTTGATTGGCTGAAAAAATCTAATAAGTAGTGCAGTCTGTGCCGGTGTAATTGCCTAAAATGTCGTGTTTTGCTTGACAGCTAGTTCGAGTTGGCATCTTAATTTTGGGAGGATCTGGTATTTCTATTCTTCTTTGCTGAATGACTTGAACTGGAGCAGGACTCGGCTTTCTCTTTGATAATTCCATACAGTTTTCTCTTGTTGTCATTACTGAAATTCCATCAATAAAACATTCAATATCTGTGCTTTGCTGTACTATTGGTTGCTCTGATTTAGCCACATTTTCTGTGTATGGCATATACCCAAATGGTATAAAAAATAAAACGAATAAAATAATTGTTAAAAGTATTAAATTATTAGCTTCCTTCTTATTTTTTTCATTTTTCCTATTTGAAAATAGCTCTAAAATAAGGACTAAAAATGCCAAACTACCAATAACCATAGAGGACAAAAACAAAACCACTGACAAAGTATCATACTCAAGCCCATTAAAACCGTTTAAATAGATAACAGTATGAAAGACAGTACAGGATATTACCCAAACAATCATAGCTTTGTTTGAAAGGTTCATATTTAATACTTTCCAAATAATTGTACACAATAATTATCTTCACAGCGAATACAGGAATGCGTAAAGCTGTTTTCTAAATTTTCTCTATGAGTTGGAGAATTTAGCCAAGAATTTAATATTTCAGCTTCGTTAAAAATGTCTTTTGATAAATTTTCACCCAGTGTGATAAAGCTATCAATTTTGTTCATGGTTTTAAATTGCTTATGTGACCAATCACTCTTAACTTCTTTTACTCTCTCTGTAGCATAACCGCAAAGTATTGTATCAATTTTATAGTTTTTCTTACCCTTAGATGTTCTCCAATCATTAACAACTTTTAATAGTTTATCTTCACTAACTTCTTTAGCAGCACTGCAAACCTGAGGAGTAACTGTTTTTTTTCCAAAATTAGTACCGCTCATGAATCCAAAAATATAGGTTAATAGTAGGATAAATCCAACTAAACTTAGTAAAGGAACGTGTTTCATTACTTTTTTCATATCTATTGATAAATCAAGTATATTTGTGATTGATATTATACCATTTTTATGCTTATAATGACATTGTCCTCTCTTCACGGCTTGAAGAGCGACGGTCTAGGCACCTATTGTTTGTGCTTACCTTCGCTCGACGCAGAGAAAAGATAAGATCCCCACAACCAATATTTTCCTAGATGACATCTGAGTAACAACTCACGATTTTTTGACCGATCATCCGGTGCAGGGTGAAGAGCCAACTAAAAGTGTTTTTGAAGCTCCGATTTTAAGAATATTACCAATTTTAGGTAGCGTTCTTATTATCGGAGCTTTTTTGTTACTCCTGGGTATTTACAAAAGTAAGTCATTTAGGAGGAATTATGGGAATATTTTCATTAGCAGGTAACACACTTGATAGGGTTGGTACAACTTTTGGTGCAAAAGAGAGGGGTTGGTCGGAAAGACTAGCCAATGGTCCAACTATTAATACTGGAGTTACATCTCAATCGAAAAAAGCTGGATACGTTCCTTATACACCATCAAATTTTTCACCAAATGTCCCATATAACATTTATAGCTCTCCCTCTGGACAACAAGACCCTAATAATAAAAATGGGTCAGTTTTGGGAACCACAACGGCTGGGGGTGGAAATTCTGGCAATAATTCTCAACCAACTACCCCAACCTTTAACCTCAAAGATCCCAATGCCAACCCCGGTTCTGGCTATTTCTGGGATGCAGCTGATGGATGGAAACCTGAAAATAATGGAGGTGGAGAAGCTCCGGATTTATATGCAGAAATTAACGGAGCTTTTGATGAAGTTTTGGGCGGTCTTGGTGGACAGCAATCCGACATGGAAGGTCGAATCAGATCTGCTGCTGACACTCAAAAAACTGGAATCAATGAACAACTTGGGTATGGAGTCGAAAATCTAAACACCCAAAGAGAAGGTGTGCGAAGCAACCAAGCTAATACTCTAGCAGATTTAGCTCAAACTCTTAGAGATCAAGCTAGAAATGTGAACATGTATATGGGCGCAAGAGGTGTTTCCGGTAGTGCCAATGACGCCGCCTCTTTTGCTCTCCAAAAGCTTTTTGGTAAAGAAAGAGCTGGAGTACAAAGACAGGGTCAAGATCAACTTTTCCAAATCGATACTGCTGAAATCAACTTGAAGGCCAAGGCCTCTTCGATGATCAACGATGTTGATACTTGGACTAATACTCAAATGACTGATATTGCTCAGCAATTCAATGACTTGAGAAACAACATCGGCACAATGAAAGGTTCAATGAGAGCCCAGGCTGTAGAGAGTCTCTGGAATCGTTATCAGCAAGTTCAATCTACAAAAGAGCAGTACATGATGAATATTCAACAAGCAGCTCAAGACAGACTAGCTCAGTTGAACAATTTGAAGCTTGAATTATCCGACTCAGCTAATTTCAACCCAAGTGATATTGTCTACGATGAGTATGGGTTTGACCCAAGTCAATCCAATGCTATCGATGATGCTGATATGTTTAATCCCTTAGCTCTAGCTAAGAGAAAAAGTCAAGGACAAGTATAAATGGCCTCTTTAGAGAAAGGAGACTATGAGTACACTTCTTAACTTAGCTAAAAAACTACGCAAAGACATCGACACAGGAGTTGCAAACATCAAAAATAGCTCTGTAGCTAAATTCACTCAAAACAGAGTTATTCCTACAATTCAAAAGCTTGATACCGATCAAAGGATGCCGGGGCTTCAATTTAATCCCCAGCAAGCACTTACTAAACCAATTTCAAGGTTTGCAAAAGGGTTTACTCAGGACTCAGCTGATTTTCTTGGTGGAGCCAAAGAGAACATAGTAAACACTCCCAAGTTTTTAGCTAATGTGGCTACAGGTAAAACTAAAATTGTCCCCAGTTCTCAAGTTGGTAACTATCAAAGAGATCCATATGCGGTGAAGGCCCAACAGGGAGCAAATAAGGCGTTTGGGTCCGGGGTTGATCCAAACACTGGGAAATTTAAAGTAACTGGATCAGGGGCTCCAGGCGTTGCTTTATCTGCCGCTGGGCTTCTCTATCCGGGTGCAAAGGTAGCCATGGCCACCGGCGCAGGAATGAATGTGCTAGCTAGTAAATTTACCAAAGAAGATCCTATGGAAGCCGCCGGGAAAGGCGCTTCGTTCGGTTTGAAAGCTAATGCGTTTAGTGGGGTCACCAATCCATACATTAGTAAAGTCATCAACAAAATACCCGCAAAAATTCCTGTTAAGTTTACCAATAGAGTGGCTCCGGCAGTAGCAAATGTCGCTCAGGGTGTTGGAATGGATATCGCCACTGGCCAAAAAACAACTCCAATTAGTATGGCCATGGATGCAGCTATTGGTATAAAGGGTGGTAAAAGCCAATTCTCATCAAATGTAAAGTTAGATGACATTCTCAAGAAAGGTGAGGCTCTTGGTTTTAAAGAGATTTCCCCTAGAGTAAATACTATTCATCAAGACGACTTAACAGTAATGAGAAGATTTTATGATGCCGTTGTTAGTAACAAAGTCGGTAAAGAAGATCTTGGTCAGCTTGGTAGAGATGCTCAGGCCATTGCAGAGCATTACTTTGGTAAAAAATGGGCTAACCTAAGCAATAAAAAACTAGCTGATTTATTTGCCTGGGGTATCGACCTTAACGAACACCTGCCTAGAGATGCGCGGTCCCCACTGCCTAAAATGGGTATCATCGGAGAAAACAAATCGAGTGCTATTTCTTCTGGATCAGTTGACTACAACGATCCCAAAATTCAAAAACTAGAACATCTTTTAAATGACTCAAGTAGATTATTAAACATGGGCTACAAAAAGAACCAAGTAGATAGAATTAATGTTAAAGAAGCAAGAAATATAATCGAAAATCAAATATCACCTCTCGATTATGACCTCAAACCCAAAACAAAGCTATTAAAAAAAGCTGATGAATTAGAAGCCCAAGCCCAATTTAAACTAGAACAATCAAGAGCTGAAGCCGAAATGAGTAGTACCGAAAGATCTCTTTACTCAGAAAGTGTTTTGGATCAAATAAACAAGCTTAAAAAATATTCAAGATCAAAGGCTTTTCAAGAAGGTGACATCGAAACATTAAGAAAACAAACACCTCAGGGATTAGTGGATCATGTGATCGAGTCTGTCAGAGAGGCTAAGCTAGATGAAAATATCACCGATGAGGAGGCGCTAGACATAGCTCTATCCATCCCAAGCAAAACTAACACTAGAGTTAAAATGCCGGATGAAATTTTAGAAGCTAGAGATTTGAGAAAACAGGCAAAAATATTAAGCGATTTAGTCTTTAACTCTGAAACTGATCTAGCCACTCGTCAAAAAGCTAGAGAAGGTCTTAAAAAGGCCACACAAGAAGCGATGTCTAGTGATTACAAAGACTGGGAAAATCAACTTTTCAAACAGGCAGGAGCTAAAAAAGTGGATGACTGGGATGTTAAAAAACTATCAGACATCGTGGTTGATCAGTTCACTCAGGAAAGAACAATTAAAAACAAAGTTAGTATTTTTGATTATCTAAGAACTCCAGATAGGGTGCTTAAAAAGATAGGTTTGGAGAGAGAAGCCAAGCAACTAAGGACAAAGTATCAAGACTACATTCAAGATTTACCCAGAGAGATAGATCAAGTTAATCAATGGGTTAAAGAAGTTGGTAATAGCAAAGAGTCGTCCAGACAGATTTTTAGATACCTAGATGGCCAGGGAGCTACACTAAATAAAACTGAGCTAAAAGTTGCCAATGAAATGCAAGCATATTTAGCTGGATGGGCTGACAAACTTGGTCTTCCTAGAGACAAAAGAGTTGCTCACTACATCACCCACATTTTTGAACAAGACTTTATTGAAAAAGAATTTGACCCAGAGCTAGAAAGATTAATTGCTGGTAAGGTCCCTGGATCTGTTTACGATCCCTTTTTACAACAACGCTTAGGTGGTAAGGGATACATCGAAGATGCTTTCAGAGCCATGGATGCTTATGTTAAAAGAGCTACTAGAAAATACCACATGGATCAGGCCCTCTCTGATCTTAAAGTTGCATCTGAGGGATTAGATCAACAATCCTGGAAGTATGTTAAATCTTATGCCGATCGGGTTAATATGCGTCCAATGGAAATTGATAATTTACTTGATACAGGAATTAAACAAATCTTTGGTTATAAACTTGGTCAAAGACCAACAGCAAACCTGACGAGAAAAGTTAGAACTGCTATTTATCGAGCTACTCTAGGATTAAATGTAAAATCCGCTTTAAGAAACCTTACTCAGGGTACTAACACCTATGCTAAACTTGGTGAAAAATACACCGGCATAGGCTATGCCAGATCTTTGAGGAATTTATTTTCAAACGATGGCGAGCTTGAAAAAGTGGGAGTACTTTCAGATACTCTCATCCAAGACAGAAACAGAAGCTCAATGAAAAGAGTCTCAGAGAAAATGGATGATGTGTTATTCTCTTTATTTGGCACTGTCGAAAAGATCAATAGAGGCGCTGCTTATTATGGAGCTAAAGCAAGGGCGCTAGATGCTGGGCTGAGTGAAAAACAGGCTATTCAAGCTGGCATTGATACAGCTAGAGATACACAATTTACCTTTGGTGCAGTTGATACTCCACTAGCTCTTCAAGGAGATTTAGCAAAGACTTTACTACAATTCCAGTCATTTTCAATCAAACAAGGCGAGTTTTTAGGAGAGATGGTCCAAAACAAGGAATTTGGTGGATTAGCCAGATGGATTGGATCAAACCTGTTAGTTATTGGAGTGGCGGGTGATTTGCTAGGAATTGGTCCAGCTGACCTAATTCCCTCAGTAAGAATCGGAGGTAGCCCACTATTTAACACAGCTAAAGATTTAATAGCAAGAAAAGACCAGTATGGTAATGAGATAACACCAGAAGAGAGGCTTGAACAACTTGGAAAAAATTTAGTTAGCTTCATCCCAGCTGGTATTCAAGGTAAAAAAACCTTTGGAGGGACTAGGGATTACTCACGCGGTTATTCAGAATCTTCAGGCGGCAGGATTAGATTTCCAGTTAAAAAAACCCCTCAAAACTTAGTTAGAGGTGCCGTCATGGGTCCCTGGGCTTTTCCAGAAGCCAGAGCCTACTTTGATGAAAAAAGATCACCTCTTGGTGACAAACAATCAGAAGCTTTTAAAATGATGCCTGAGGATCAAAGAGATCAATTTTACTCTTCTGTAATTCAAAAAAGAGCAATGGATGATAAAAAAGAGGAAATAAAAAATCAAATCTCTGGAGAAAAACAATCAGGCTTTTTCCAAAAGTTATTCAACAAACAACCTGAGCAAGCTACACCGGATATGCTAAATTCATATTTTGGTGTTGATAAATATAATTTGCTCCCAGAGGACAACGCTTTTAATAGAGCTAAAAAAGAAGGTGAGCGCAAAAAGCTAATTTCAGATGTTCTAAGCGATGCAGACATCTTGCCTGAACAAAAAATAAATGTTCTTAATAACTTGGGTGAAGAATTAGACACTGTGGATATTGATTATTACCAAGTAGCTAAACTAGATAACTCAATCAAGCTTGGTTATATCAAGGATTACATTTCTTCAACCCCAGAAAATGAGCGCTATGAGTCATTGGCCCTACTTACCCAAGAAGTAAACGGGCAGAGGATCCTCGCTCCCGGCGTAATTGATGATCTTGTTGATGAGGGTTTACTAACCAAAAAAGAAGGCAGGGTATTGAAAAGTGTCACCTATGATAAAAAGACTAAACAATTGGTCGAAAAATCAGGGTCTAAAAAGGGCAAGAAGGCCAATATCAAAGGGACTACACCAAGTGCAAAAATACCAAATGTCGCTCCTGTTAAAGCCAGTATTTCAGTAGGAAAGATTAATTTGCCATCAGTTAGAGTAAGTATGCCGACCAAGAGTCCTAAACTCTTAGGTGAGGGGAACAAAGATCAATTAATAGCACTATCTAAGGTAAATAAGAAACCAATCAGTTTTGATAAAAATAAAGTTAGAGTCAGACTACCCAAAACTTGATTTAAAACAACAATGGGCGTATAAATTATATTAGTCATCAGACAAATTGTGTCATGAGACCACTTAAAAGCCATTAGGCTTAGGTGGTCTTTTTTTGTGTGGCAAAAAGGAAATATGTTAATCGAAGAAGCACTACAAATAGTTCACTTAATTAGCCAGGGCGATATTGATTATCCCACCAGTGGCGATGATGAGTTTGCACTTAATCTAGCAGCTCTAAATGCCCTAATTAACCATTGGGAAACCCAAAAGGGCATATCCTGGAACGAATTATATTGGAACGAAACAGGCACTATAGCAACAAATGATGCAGACTATACCCTAGACACAGATGTTAAATGGCCAGCCGGTCTTTTAACAATTGATGGATCCCCAATCAACTATGAAAAACCAGAAGAGTCTCACTTAACCCAAGCGATCGGATCTATAGCCAAAAGGTTTTATCTTTCCGGTCCAGTTTCCCAGAAAATGCTTGAGGTTAGACCTACTCCTGATGCCAACCTAAATGGTAAAACTTGGGTCCTTCCTTGCTACCACATAGCCACTAGATTTTCTACAGGAGTGGAAACTACTCCAATCCAAATGAGCGATCCATATTATGCCATTCACGGAGCGGTGGCACTAATAAATGTCGTAAATAACCCCACCCTAGCAGGTTTACACCAGCAAATATCAAACGAAAAACTAGACGCCATGCGTATAGCTAATGAGGCTAAGCCGATCGGAAGTACAGAAAATCACTACGATCAAACCTATTCAGGATTTGGAACATAATGAATATAAAAATCCCTCAGGGGAAACCACTACCACCTTACCGTTTAATCATCGACTCTGCAAAGGGTGGAACTGTTACTAATATTGACGAGGCTAGACAAAATCCAAATCAGTCACCGGAAACAGTAAACCTCACTCTTGAACAGGATGGTCTTTGGACTACAAGGCCCGGCACTGTTTATTTTGGCACAACTCCAGCTTCCGAAACTTCTTGTCTTGGTGGAGGTGAGTATGTGGTCGACGAGAATACTAGAGAATTAATTTTTGTGGGTGGATCCGGAACTGTTTATAAATCTACAGATGATGGGGATACATGGTCCGCTATCACTGGCGCCACCATGACAGTTGGCAAAAAATGTTATTTCCTCCAAATAGACAATAACCTTTATATCACTAACCGAACTGATAGACTGACTTTTTATAATGGATCCACTCTTTTTAGAAATACCCCACTCACCGATCCAGTGAATCTTACAGCCACTAGAGGTGCTGGACTCTCTGCTGGTAGTTTTAATCTCTACTACAGAGTGGTTGCTTTAAATGCAGTTGGTTTTACTGTTGGTAGTAACGAAGCCACTGTGACAGTAAACAAACATCGAGATACTTGGGCTCTAGCAACTGAAAAAGTAGACTTAGCTTGGGATGCGGTCACAGGCGCTACTCGCTATGAAGTTTATTTATCAGATGAAAGTGGAGCACAGATTTATTTAGCAGATTCCGCCACAAATAGCTACGCAGATGATGGTTCAGCTCAACAAAACCCATACAGAGAAATACCTGACGACAACACAACTGGCGGTCCCATTCTTGGGCGCTTAGCTTTATCAAATGGTCGAATCTGGGGAATTGATGAAAATTTCAATGTGGTGTTTTCCGGTGTCGCTCAGTACATCAACTATTTCTCGTATTTTTATGGAGGTGGTTGGAGTGAACTAGACAAGGGAGGAAGAGAATTTCCTATCGTTGTTACTCACTACCGAACTGGAAAAGGTGATGTTGCCCCCACTATCCTTTCAAAAAGCCCTGACGGAAGAGGCTCAATATGGCAAATTGCCATGGATTCGCTAACTATTGGAGAAGATGTCGTCATTATTCCTACTCCGTTTAAAATTGTCGGTTCTATTGGTGCACAGGGTGAAGCTGCTGTCACTGATGCTAACGACAATATTTACTCAGCAAACAAAAAAGGCGTTTTTGCTCTGAGAAATAAGGCTCAGATGTTTAATGTCTTAGCTACAGATGAACAGTCTGTAAATATCCGTCCAACTTATCGAAGTAGTATTAATGGAAGTAAGTTTTCAGATATAGTGGCGTTCTTTACTGAGGGAAAAGTGATGCTTTCTGCTTCTCAAGATGGTGTTAAAAACGACACAACTTTCCTTCATGATTTAGAAAAAAATGCTTGGATCTGGGCTTGGACTATCGGTTTTGAGCAATTTTTTGAATACACAGATAGTAGTGACCAAACCCATTTACTAGGTGTTCAGGATGGTGAGTCAAAATTTGTTGAGATAACTGACAGAGCTACTTTAGATAAAGGTCAGGCTTTTTCAACTTCCTGGAGATCTCCACTGCTTCATGCAGATCCCAAAGATAGAACAATTTTTGCCAAAGTTGATGATGTTGTCATTGAAATTGGTCGTCCCCAGGGAACTATTGTTTTTGAAGTTTTGGGAATCATGAGAAATAAACCTTTAAAACAAATTGCTACTAGAACGATCGGGGACACAGTCTCAAATGTTGATTTCGCTAACAATCTTTTTGGTGACTATGAGTTTGGAACTGATCCAGAAGCTCCCACTGTTTTTGCTCAGGCATCAGTTAAAAAGAGAATAAAAGTCAATAAAGATCTCAATGCCATTCAATTCCGTCTTTCTTCCACAGTAGCAAATACCAAATACACAATTTTATCTCTAACAGCGAAGGGTAAGTACATACCGACACAGCCACCAAGCAGTTGGAACAACTAAGAAAGGAATTATGCCAAACACAGAAAAATTTATTGAAGCAGTTAGGAGGTTTTCAACCACTATTGGGGTTGGAGGTGTAGCTAACGGCACAGTAACTACTGTTCCATTAACCCTTATGCCAGCTGTCTTTTCAGATGGTGATCCCATCGAAATAGTGGTTGATCGTGTTTCTATTACTGGCGCTTTAACTACTGATTTCGAAGAAACGATTATGGGTGTTGTTTCCGGATCCAATATCATTACCGCAGATCGTGGGATTGAGGGTACAGCTCAGGCCCACTCAGCCGGAGCAGTTGTTGAAATTAAACTTACTGCTGACATGTGGAATAGGTTGGTCGAAGGTATAAAAGCAGAGCACTCTCAAACTGGGGCTCATAAATTCACCCAAGTTATAGATTCTAACGGAAACGAAACAATTAAATTAGCCGGGGTGGCCTCAGCAGTTAATGAAGTTAGTGTTTCTAATGCAGCTACTAACAACGCTCCAAAGGTTGAAGCTACTGGTGGCGACACTAACATTGATCTCAAGTTATTACCTAAGGGAACCGGAGCTTTAAGTGTCGCTGGCACTACGAACTATGAAAACAATGTTACCGATGATGATGATATTCCAAATAAAAAATATGTTGATGACAACGCTGGTGGTGCATCTGGTGGCCAAGTCCTTGATTGGTCCAACGCTGTTTTACCGGATACTAACTTTCCCTCTATCGGAAAGACAATTGGAACTAACTGGGTATATAGAACCCTAGATTTTGATCCAGCTACGGATGAAGCTGCATACTTTTATGTTCAAATCCCCTCTGATGTTACTCCTGTAAGTGGGAACTTAATTTTACACTGGACGGCTTCTGCTGGCACAGCTACTCAGGCAGCGTATTGGGATATTACTCATCGCCCAGTAAATAATGATGAAGTAATTGACGCTACTACTACCCCAAATGCGGTCACTGATTCTGGCAATGATGCACTTCTTGCTACTGGTGATGAGCATATTTTAGTAATTCCACTTACCGTTACTGGGTGGGCTGCTGGAGACTTATTACAAATAAAAATTAGCAGAGATGCAAATCATGCTTCTGACAATCTTTCTGGTGACGCAAAGCTGATTCAAGCATTTTTGGAGGTTAGATAATGGGAGTACGACTTGTTGCAGCTTCCAGTCATCATTTAACGCTTGTTAATCATGCTGATTTACGTCCAACAGGAGCGTTTTCAATTGGAATCTGGCTTAATACTAGTATTACTGGCACTTTTAAAAGCGTGTTTCAATCATTTAATTATGCTAGTAATATTTTAGCTGGCTTTGACCTTTTAATAACAAGTGGAAATAAAATTAAACTTCAATCATATAAAAACACTGGTGAGGTTGAAAATACAGACTATAAATTTGCCGAAAGCACAACTAGCATAACTGATGGTAATTGGCGTCATCTTATGGGAACTTGGGATGGATCTAATTTAAAAATGTATGTCAATGCTGTACTTGAAGCAACAACCGCATGGGCGAACGCTCCAGCATACCAAGCAACAAACTATGTTAGGGTGGGTGGAAGATATAGTGATCTTGCTGGAGCCGCTTATCCACTCGATGCACAAATAGCAGAACTTAAATTATGGAATGGAAATGCTTTGACTACTGATCAGATTGCCACAGAAATGAGATCAATTGGTCCACGGTTCTATTTATCTAATTGTAAGTTATATCTTCCATTTGATAACGCCACTCTCCCAACAACTTATACAGATTTCTCAAGTAATTCACATCCGGCCACGCCTATAAATACACCAACAGCAGCACAACATTGTCCTTTTTAGAAAGTAAAATGTCAAAAACTAACGATATAACCAAAAAAGAGTTACTTGAACGATTAATCTCGCTGGAGGTAAAGTCTGATCTTTTGATTCAAGATAACAAAATTATTATGAACAAAGTCTTTAGCTATGTACTTATCTTAACCATTCTTTCGATTATTAATATATTAATTCATGCAATTTTGATGATTATATGACAAAAGAAACAGTTACCTTACGAGATGTCTACGATGCAGTTAATCGACTTGAAGACAAGTTCAGTAAGCGTTTGGATGATGTAGAAGACGATGTAGAAAATTTAAAAAGTTTTCAAAACAAGTCTTTAGGTATTCTTTCAATACTTTCTCTTTTTGTAGGATCAATAAGTAGTTATATCTGGAGTAAGTTAACAAACTAATATGACATTAAAACAACTTATCGACAAATACAAAAATCAAACAGTTGAAGCTGGTGGATCAGCCAATGCTAAAAATCAATGTGTTGACCTGGCCAATGCCTATATTGATGAAGTCTTAGGATTGCCCAAAATACTTTGGACAAATGCAATTGATTTTCCTTCTAAAGCAGGTGACAAATTTGAGTTTATCAAAAACACCCTAATTAATATCCCTAATCCTGGGGATTTAATGATCTTTGGTAAACCCTACGGTAAATACCTGGAGAATGGGAAAACCATTTACGCCGGACATATCTCAATCTATGTTGATGGCGATGTTAATAGCTTTACTAGCTTTGATCAAAACTATCCAACTGGGTCCTCGTGTCAATTAGTCGAACATAAATATACCAATGTAACAGGTTGGCTCAGACCTAAAAACAAGCCAGAAAGTAATATGTCAGAAACTTACAAAGGCATTGACCTGAACAATAAAGCTAGTGTTAAAGTAGCTATTGATACTTGGGATGAAGTCGCTCATGGAAAATATAACCAAGTGGAGAAAAAAGCTAGTTGGTTTGATGAAGTGGTAACGAAACTAAACATCACTAAAACTGATGGCGATGTGAGTGGCGATACTGTGGCCAGAAGTGTAATTGCTCAACTAAGTGCCAAAGACACCAAAATCGATGAACTAACCAAACAATTAAATGTGGCATCTCAACCCAAAGGACTACTCATTGGTAAGAGGAAGATGGTCGTGGCTATTCTAACCCCAATCATGGCCGCTATTTCCAAAGTATTACTAGAAAAATTAGGAGTAGATCTTTCCGCCGAGGAGATGATCTACCTGGTACTAGCCGGGTTGGCATTCATAGGCGTTGAAGGCTTCAAAGATCTATGGGTGGCCGTTGCTGGCACCGATACCTCGAAAAAGACTGATACAAAAGTTGATATTAAACCTACCCCCTAAATTGGCGATACTTCTAATCAATTGCCAAGGGGAGAGGCAAGAAAGGGCAAAATGGGCAGATCAAAAGAAGTTCAAGAGAGAGTTGAGGTTGATAACGCTATTTTAGATTATGCCTCTTTAGTCCAGTTAGTGATGCCTTTTGTCCGATCCTATGACGGCACAGAACAAGGAAAACTAGATTTTATTGCCAAATGTAACTTAGCTGGACTGGATGCCACTCAAACCAAAGATGCTTCTTGGATACTTTATGACAATATGAGTTCTCATGCTAGAAGGGTAGAGAAGGAAAGACAGATTGGTAAATCAGCTGATGAAATTTGGGGTCCTTTTGATGTAGCCTGGGCTTTAAGAATGATTGAAACTGAGGGAGAGGGATAATCCTGTCAGAGGTAAAAAATTATTCAAATAATAATAAATATAACGATCCAGCAACCGAAGACCTTTGACTGCTAATGTGGTGTTGATTCTTGAATAAAAATGTGGTTTAATGTTTGTTATAAGGTCATTTTTTGACCCGAAGATCTTTAAAAAGTAGACAAATATTAAAGAATAAATAGGTCGCAAACTTAATTGTTCTCTAAAAAGGGGTACCAGTGTCTACTGGCCTCTGCGATCGGCTTACTTTAAGCTGGTACTTCCTTTTAGAGAATAATTTATTCTTCTTATATTTAACCCCACAAGATTATCTAGTGCTACCAAGCATTTAGTTGCATCATCGTTTCCAATTACAGGAAAAGCCTGAGTACTTTCCAGCTGCTACACACCCGGCTTAAGAAAGTGTCCAATTAGGACAGGCCGAACAACGAAAGGAAACGGGTATGCTAGAAGTAAAACCTACAATTTTACCTCCAAGAGTCCCTGTACGATATCCATTGAGGTTGTCGTATAAACAAAAATACCACACGTTACCCGATGGTAGTCGGGCTCTCATTTACATAATGTAAAAGAGAAGTGCGGTATTTAAGGAATTTTTTTGTTAATTTGTTAAGTTTTGTAAGACTTGCTTGGTAGTACTAAATAGTTTTGACTCTTCGAATAAAAAAGCTCACTGTTTGGTGAGCAGGATGTTTCGTATTATATTTGCATATTGTACATTTTAAAGTTTAATATTGCAACCGTTTACGAACGGTGTGTGCATATACTCAGTGTAAAGTACCTTGACAAGTACGGTCAACAGGTAAATACCTCAAGAAAATTTCCCGCGTCTCAATTTTAAAGTTATTAATATGCTATACTATTCGGTATACATTCGGTTTTTTACCGGTGTATATTCACACTAGCATTACACCGTTTTTACGGTGTTTTGCTTTCCGGATCTTCTTTCACCTTTAAACGAATAGTCACTTCTTGTGTTTCTTCGTCAATTTCCACTATTTTCTGAATACGAGAGTCTGACCTAAAAAAGTCATTAAATATTTCAACAAATTTTAAGATAATTGTCCAAGGCTTCATAGATCTTTGCATTAAAGGATCCTTTTCGATCGCCCTTCTCATGGCTTTTATCGAACCATGATAATATCTCTGTGTCGTACTCGCTTTTTTATGACCGGCCAAATCCATTAAAGCAAATATGTTTACATCTTCATCCGCAAGTCTAGTTATGTAGCTATGCCTTAACGAATAGGGTTTTATGTCCCTATTGATGCCAAGTCTTTTTTTCCTTTTATAGAAATTTTTGAGTACCGATGCGTGAGATATTACATTCAGTGTATTACAAGGGGAGGGGAAAAGTAAAGAAGTCTTTAATATATCAAGATATTCTTTGACATCATTAATTATTGGCGTTGAAATTGGTATGGTTCGGCCATCACCGGTTTTACTGGTTTGGATAAAGAAAACATTATTTACGAAATCGAAGTCATTAGTGGTGAGGCTTAAAATCTCTTTCGGTCTTGCTCCGCTGTACGCTAATAGTTTCCAAAAAATAGTAAATTTTCTATGCGAGTCAGGATTGTCACCATCCTCAGGATCTAGGTTAACAAAGTCCTCAATTTCCGCATCTGTAATCAAAACACGAGGCTTTCTGTATTCTCTGAGTTCCTTGACCCTTTTACCCCATTCAATCTCTTTGAAACCACAATATTTCCTTATCACCTTTACGTATTTGTTTACTCCGGCGTTTGATAAGGAGTGAATTTTGCCAGCCAAGAAGACATCAATAGTTTTTTCGTCAAAACTATCTACCTCCCTTGATACCACTTTGATTAAATCTAAATAGTTGCGAGTAGTACTTTTTGCAAGGCCAGCTCTAGTCATGTATAACTCGAAGCCAGCAAGGTCCATTTGGAACGGCATTATATCACTTACTACTTGAGTGTACCAGGCATAATCTGCTAATTGACATCTCGATAAAAAAGATTAATAATCTCAATTAACTTAACATAATTCAGTACACGTAGGTCTTCACTATGTGGAATTTTTCTCAAGCAAGTTTACTTCCTGTTCTCGGCACAAATACCTGTTTTTTTAATTTAACACCTCTTTCTAAAAGTGTGAAACTGTAACCCACTCATCTTTTCTCTTCTCTCTAAGACCAAATTCTTGTAAGATATATTCATGGATAATAAGCTACTTGACATTCCTATCCAAAAACCACAACCATCAGTACCTGTGGCTAATATTCCTAATCCCAATATTGCTACTAATTTACCAGTAAAAGTTGACCCCACTACTATTCAACCTCTACCTCAATCAGATAATAGTCAGTCCCCGATTGATGTTACCACCAAGGAAGAAGTCCCCAGTGTTACTCAGATGGAAACTCTGCTCCAACAAAGCGGCAAACTACTGAATGAAATTGGTCTCCAAGTTGAAGAACATAAGATAGATAACTCACCCTTAGCAGCCCTGCAACCAGATAATATGCTGCAAACTCCAGAGGGTCCACAGCCAATTAGTTTACCCTCCCAGCATGGCCAAGAATTAGCCGAAGTCAAATTAGCTTCCAGTAGTAAACCTGATTTAAAAGAGGAAATAAATTCTTTTAAAAAGCCAGCCCTCAAAATAGCAAAAACTGTGACAGCTATTGCTTTAACCATTCAAGGTTTATTTGGTGGTTATAAAGCCATTAAATTTATCATGGTCGATTACCCGATACTGGAGACACAGTTAATCTCTCATCAAATTAACCAAGCCCAGGTCAATGGGTTCGCAACTCAAGCTGTCATCATATTTATTACCACCATCATCGGCATCATTTTTGCCTTGAGAATCTTGAAAAGTAACTCAGTCAAAATTGCGAACATTGTCATTGGTGTTGCCTTATTTTTAGGCAGTGCTTATATTAACAGCTACCTAACTGCCAATTTTGATTTAGTCTCGCTGCTTTCTGATCCAGTTCTGACCGTACTGATGGGGATGAAAAATCTAATTAATGCCATCATCGATAAAATCCCGTTCTTGGAAAGAAACTCTGCTAACCAGCTTGAAACTGTCTGGTATAAATAAGGAGATGATTTCTTTTATTCACAAAACTCACGCTGCCTCTCGCTCGATTAAAATTAAGGTCGAAACTAGTGGGGAAGTAGTCGTGGTTACTCCTCGATTCATTAGTAAAAAACAGATCGAACAATTTGTGACTGCCAATTTAGCTTGGATTGAGAAAACCCAAAAAAAAGTTTTGAATAATCGACCAGTTAATGATACTCAAGTCGAAATTTTTGGCAAACAATATCACAAAAAAATTATCAATTCTAGCGAATTTTCTCCAGGAGTCAGAGTCGTGGGTCAACAAATTTTAATTAACTCCCTTAACGCCAATCCGGATGACAGGGAAATTCATCAAAAATTAGATAAATTTTTTAAAAACACCGCTGAAAAATACTTAGTCCCCAGAATTCATCAAATTGCTACCAAAATGCTGATCAATTTTTCTAAAATTGTCTTAAGGCAACAAAAAACTCGATGGGGAAGTTGTAGCAGTACTGGGACCTTAAGCTTTAACTGGCGCCTAGTTCATTATCCCCCCGCTGTGATCGACTACGTCATTGTTCATGAACTGTCTCATCGCAAGCAAATGAATCACTCAGACAAATTCTGGGCATTAGTGGCTAAGTATGATCCCCAATATAAAATCCATCGTAATTGGCTCAAGAAAAGAGGCATGAGTCTGGGATAA